CCTGGCGTTGAAATTAATTTAGGCGCTTCTGCTAATATTACTGGTTCTATTCCTGTTAATAGTGATGTGATTACTTCTTCTTTTGTTACTGATAATGGTCATCGTTATTCGAAGTTTAAAGCTAGTTATTCAGGATCTAAAGATGGAGAACGTCAGGTTTTTTTTGATGGTTATGGAATTTCTCTTCCTAATAATAATACTCTTGGCTATTTGAAAAATAATTCTTTTAATTTACCTGTTTCAGGTTTACAAGCTGATTTGTCTTCTGCTTCCGCTATTACTATTAATAATTTGCGACAAGCATTTCAGTTACAACGATTCTATGAAAGAGATGCAAGAGGCGGAACACGATATACCGAGATTGTTAGGAGTCATTTCGGTGTTGTTTCCCCTGATTCTCGTTTGCAGCGTTCTGAGTATCTTGGCGGTTCTTCAACTCCTGTTAATATTTCTACAGTAGTTCAAAATTCTGAGACTTCTAAGGATTCCCCGCAAGGTAATTTGTCTGCATTTGGTATTGTTGGCACAAAAGGTACTGGTTTTACTAAATCATTTACCGAACATGGTATTGTAATTGGATTGGTTAATATTCGTACTGATTTGTCTTATCAACAAGGGATTAACAGAATGTGGTCACGTAAGACACGCGTTGAATATTACTGGCCAGACTTTGCTCATCTTGGTGAACAAGCTATTTTAAATAAGGAAATTTATGCTCAGGGAACTGAGGAAGATAACAAGATATTTGGATATCAGGAAAGATATGCTGAGTATAGATATCATCCTTCTGTAATTACAGGAAAACTTCGTTCTACTTATCCACAGTCTTTAGATGTTTGGCATTTTGCTCAAAAGTTTGATAATTTACCTCAATTGAATCATGAATTTATTGAGGATAAAGCTTCATATGATGGTGTTAAACGAGCTGTTGCTGTTCAGTCTGAACCTCAGTTTATATTAGATAGTTATATATCTCTTCGTTGTGCGCGTCCTATGCCTGTTTATTCTGTTCCAGGTCTTGTTTCTCATTTCTAAGAGGTGATTAAATGTCTTTTCTTTCTTCTCTTATAGGTGGTGTTCCTTCCCTTTTAGGAGGTATAGTTTCTAATCATTCTGCACGCAAGGAAGCTCAAGCTAATAGAGATTTTCAAGAGCGTATGTCTTCTACTTCCCATACAAGGGAAGTACAAGATTTACGTAACGCAGGACTTAATCCTATTCTTTCAGCTAATCAAGGAGCTTCAACTCCTGTCGGTTTTGGTGCTATGCAGCAGAATCCTGCTGCTGGAATGATGGAAGCAGGTTCAGGAGTTTATAACGCTCGCACACAACGTATGTTAGCTAAGCAACAGTTGTTAATTGGAGAAAAGACTTTATCTAAATTAGATGCTGATATTGCTAAAACTAATTCAGATATTCAAGTTAATTCTTCCGTTTCAGCTAAGAATATGCAAGATGCTGAAGAGTCTAGAGCTCGTTCTGCTACTTATCCTGTAAATATTTCACTAATGAAAATGAATATTCAGAAAACTATGCAGGATATTGCGAATAGTAAACGTATTACCGATTCTGAAGTTAAAAAGAATGCGGCTATTGCGGCTGAAGCTTATTCAGGTGTTGGTCGTAATCAGGCTCAAGCAGGTTATTTTGCACAACAAGCTGTTGAGTCTGTAGCTCGTACTGGTTTGATTAGTCAACAAGAAAAAACTGAATTATTAAATCAGATAGGAATAGTTTCAGATAATAAGTCTAAGGAAGCAAAAGTTTTGCAGGATGAATTTTCAGCTAAATATTATGGTAAGAATGCTCTTTCTTCTATTGACCAATTTAAGGGTGCTGCTCGTGATTTAGGCGGTTTTATTAATAGCCTTGGTATTGATTTTAGACTTAGTAATAGTAAATGAGGTGATTTGAATGAAAAAGAGAAAAAAGTTGTCTAAAAAAGGTTCTCGTAAGTTGTTTAGAGCTACTGTAAATAAGACGCATAAAAAGAATTTGCAAGCAACTCCTATGCGCGGTGGTTTTAGGATGTGATTGATTATGGATGTGATTTAATGGCTTGTTTTCACCCTTTGCAAGGTTGGAGGTCTAGGAATGGTTTTAACAAAAAAACTGGTAAATGGTCTGTTACTTTTAGTCGTTCTAATGCTTATACTGATATGCCTGTTACTGTCCCGTGTGGTCAGTGTATCGGCTGTAGGCTTGAAAGGAGTCGTCAATGGGCTGTCAGATGTTGTCACGAAGCGGTTCTTCACAGAAAAAACTGTTTTATAACATTAACATTTAATAATGAGTCACTTGATAAAATTGCTCCTGATGGTTCTTTAGAAAAAAAAGAGTTTGTTAAATTCATGAAACGTTTACGTAAATATTGTGACCATTCAGGATATGGTAAAATTAGATTTTTCCATTGTGGTGAATACGGCTCTAAGTTAAAACGTCCTCACCATCATGCAATTATTTTTGGTTTCGACTTTCCTGATAAGAAATTTTTAAAGGTTAAAGGTGGATTCCCTTATTATACGAGTGATTTATTGAGTGAGTTATGGCCTTATGGTTATAATGTCATTGGTAATGTTACATTTGAATCTTGTGCTTATGTAGCTCGTTACATATGTAAAAAGGTCAATGGTGATTTAGCTGATGATTATTATAAAGGTCTTCAACCTGAGTATGTCACAATGTCTAGGCGTCCTGGAATAGGTAAGGATTTTTATGATAAGTATTCGACTTCTATTTATCCAAATGATAAAATAGTTATTAGGAATAACATCATAACTAAACCTCCTAGGTATTATGACAAACTTTTAGAGATTGAAGATAGTGAGTTATACGCTAAAGTAAAAGCGTCTAGAGTTAAACATTCAAAGGAGTTGGTTGATTATGATTGTTTGAAAATGCAAGAAGCTATTCAGGAATTAAAGTTAAATAAATTAGTTCGTTCGTATGAAGGACAAGTGTTATCTAAAGAAAGTGGTGTAGAAATGGTTTTGCGTTTGTATTCTGTTTTTGATGAAAAGGCTTCTAGTTTTGGTTCTCCGTTTTATCTTGAGACTGATGGTATGGCTCTTCGTTTGTTTTCTGACCAAGTGACTGATTCCTCTCATCCTTCTCTTCTTAATCAGCATCCGGAAGACTTTAAGTTATATTGTATTGGTCAATTTGATAATGATTCCGGGGAAGTAATTAAAGAGTCTCAGCCACGTTTTTTAGCTAATGGTTCTGATTTTGTTGAAGTTAATAAGTAATTTTTTGTGTTAGTTTAATATTTGATAGTGATGTAATTTTTATTCATAGAGTATATCCTTTTTTTCATTAGTATGAAAATTTAGTGTAGGGGTCTCCCCTACACAAATTATTCATACTTATCGGTTTGTGTATAAGTATGTGAATTGAGGTGAATAACAATTGGAAATTAGAAAGCGTTATGAGTGTTATGTATCATCTCCTGGTATTACTTTTGTTGAACCTTCTTTGACTCAGCAACAATTTGCTGATGATACAGATATTAATGTTTTAGTAGATAGATATGAGGATACTGGTTTTTTTTATGACCCTCTTTCAGTTATTAATGGTAAATCCGCATCTTCTTCCCCTACTTTTGGCGATTTTAGCGAATTTGATTCTGCTGATTATATGCGTAGTCAGAATATCTTAGTAAGAGCTAGAGAGAATTTTGATAGTTTACCTGTTGAGATTCGTGAAAGATTTAATTATAATCCTTTGAATTTGTTAGAATTTGTTTCTGATAAAAATAATTATGAGGAAGCTTTGAAGCTTGGTCTTGTTAATGAAAGGATGAAGGAAGATGTTTCAAGGACTGTTGAAGGACATAAAGAAGTTGATAATGATGCTTCTTCGTCTACAGTGGATGATGCTTAAATGGATTATTATGAATCCTCTTAAAACTTTAGGTTGTTTTATAAATTTATTATTTTTTATTTTTGTTGTAATTAACGTTGTTTATTATATTTTACGTTAATACATTAGTTGTTAATTAATTATTTAATTAGAATATATTTATTCATTATTCTCGGTTATATTGTTGGACAAAAAAATTGCCGTATCTCTTGATACGGTTTTTTTGTTATTGTTAGACTCATCACTTTGTGACGTTTTGAGTTAATTAGAAAAACGGTCGGCACATTACTACTTGATGTAACTGTGCCGACTGACACCATTTTACGAATGGTGGTTGTTCGTACTTAAAAAAATGACGAAGTTTCCTGATGACATTTGTCATTTTTTTAAACTTATGTTATATTATACATAGATTGTTAAATTTTTTAAGTTTGATAACGTTAAATTATCGGAACTAATTTTATTTTAGAGAGGTGTTTATTAGATGTCAACTAAGATGGATTATAAGTTTTCAATGATTCCAAGAACTAATATTCCGCGTTCTGTTTTTAATCGTACACATGGTTATAAAACTACATTTGATGCAGGTTATTTAGTTCCGTTTTATTTAGATGAGGTGTTACCTGGTGATACTTTTAATTGTAAGGCGACTCTTTTTGCGCGTCTTGCGACGCTTGTTGCGCCTGTTATGGACAATGCTTATTTAGATGTATTTTTCTTTTATGTTCCTAATCGTCTTATTTGGAGACACTGGAAGGAATTTAATGGTGAAAATCTTTTAGAAGGTTCGCAAACTAAGGAGTATTTAGTTCCTCAGGTTGAGTATACAGATAATAATAATGAGTTATCAGGAACTTTGGTTGACTATTTTGGTTTTCCTACAGGCGTAAGTAAAAAATTGTCTGTTTCTGCTCTTCCTTTTAGAGCTTATAGACGTATTTATAATGATTGGTTTAGAGATGAAAATTTTCAGCCATCGATAAATGTTACGACTGGCGAAGTTATTCATACTGTTAACGATGACGTTGAAAAGGACATGTATGGTGATGACAGAACGACTGTTCTATCTAAAGAAAGCGCTAAGGTTTTGTTACGTGGTAAACGTCACGATTATTTTACTTCAGCTCTTCCTTGGCCGCAAAAAGGTCCTGGCGTTGAAATTAATTTAGGCGCTTCTGCTAATATTACTGGTTCTATTCCTGTTAATAGTGATGTGATTACTTCT